TTGACCCCCCAAAAATTGTTGCTAAACAGAAACAAAATAAACTACAATCTATTCAAGAGGTTAAGGCTGGTACACCGCCAGTTGATACTACAGAACTAGAGCAGTCTATTGCCTACCTTGAAAACCAACGAAACAACCTGTTAAAAGCGGTTGCTTATAGGCAAGAGGTAGCAAGGTTACAGACCGAACTCGTTATCCTAGAAGCTAAACGCCTAGCAGAACTAGATGACGAGGAAAGCATATTACTACTAATATAGACCCCCACGCCCAATATAAGTTAGCTTATGACCACCTACACGCAGGTCGTTATGAGCAAGGTTTTCGATTATTTGAGTATCGGTGGCATCCTGAAATAGTTGCCGAACAAGCCGTACCCTACGAACCTACTTTTAAAATTCCTGTATGGCGAGGTGAACCTTTATTGGGTAAATCCATCACAGTACAGATGGAGCAAGGCTTTGGTGACATTCTTATGTTTGCCCGATTCTTACCTGCATTAAAGGCTTTAGGGGCAAAACAGGTCGTAGTCCTACAAGAAAGCACACTTCATTACCTTTTGGGGCAGATTCATAGCGTAGATGTCTTTTCTAACAGCACTAATGAGGGCGTAGCAAGCCAATCAGACTACTGGATAGGCTCTATGTCGTTGCCGTATTACATTTCCCTATCTCACCCGCTAGTAAAGGCTATGTTCCCCGTTACCCGTAAGAAAATAGTGGGTTCTGAGGGCTATTTACACGCTATTCCTAGCAATATCCCACCCAAAATAGGGGTGAATTGGGAAGCATCTAAGCAAATTCTGTATTACTTGAAGTCAATCGACCACCGACACATTGAAGAATTGGTTGGAGATGACTGTTATAGCCTAAACCCTAAGTCTGACGGGCTATTTAACCCACTACCTGACGATGGATGGAAGAAAGATTGGGTAAAAACCGCCCAACACATGAAAGCTATGAAAGGAGTTGTAACTGTTGATACGGGTACGGCTCATTTAGCTGGTGCTTTAGGGGTTAGAACCATTGTTTTACTACCTAAAGAAGAATTTGTCTGTTGGCGGTGGAAAAATGCCCGTTGGTACGACTCTGTTGTATGCCTAAGACCCCATGAATATGACCAATTACCTGACCTTATAAGGAGAATGTGATGATTTGCCCTAAGTGTGGATATTCTGAATCAAATCATGTAGTTACAAAATCAGATAAGGAATCATACCTAGATTTTTGGGGATTTAAACTAGGAACTCCTGAAGCTGAAGAAGCATGGAAGCAAAAACAAGAAATGACCGCCAAAGACGCACCGATGGTCATGTCAGACATTGAAGGCTATGTATCGCAAGTTGATGGTTCTTGGATTAGTAGCCGAAGTCACCATAGAAGCCATTTAAAACAGCACCGCATGATTGAATTAGGTAACGAAGTACCTGTGCAACACAAGCCTGTGGAATTAAGCCGTAAAGACCAAGAAGCCCGTAAACGCAAGATTGCCGAGCTTGCTTACGCTAAATTAAACTATCGTTAAGGAGCAATCATGGCAGACCGCAGAGAAACATTAGAAGCAGCAATGAATGAAGTAGAAACTCAAGAGGTTGAACATGAGGAAGTGCAAAGCGAAGAACCTCAAGACGAACCTGCTCGCAATGAGAAAGGACAGTTTGTCGCTGAAGATGAAGCGGTGGCAGAGGAAACGAGCATTGAGGCTACTTCAGAAGATGCGGATGAACCCGAACAGCCCGAAGAACAGCCTGAGATTAGCGATATACCAAAGCCTACGACTTGGAAGAAAGACCTTTTACCTCTATGGGATAAGATAGCCAAGGGCGAAACACTATCTAAAGATGAAAGCAAAAAACACCTTGAATACCTTAACCAACGAGAGAACGAGTTTAAAAAGGGCGTTAGCGTATATAAAGCGGAAGCGGAACGAGCAAAGGCTCTTGAGGAAGCAATTAACCCGTTTGTACCTGAACTCCAAGCACAAGGAATACACCCTGCCGCATGGATAAACAACTTGGGTCGTGCCCACATGATTCTTTCAAAAGCACCCCATGAACAGAAAGTGCAAATGTTTCATAGACTTGCACAAGATTATGGGGTAAACTTAAATTTAAGTAATGAACCGCAACAACCAGTTGACGCATATACTCAACAGTTAATGCAACAACTTAATCAAGTTAATCAAGAGGTTAGCACGATTAAAGGGCGGTTTGAGCAAGAAGAACAAGCTCGTTTAAGTAATGAAATTGAACGAGTAAGAAGTGACAAAGAGCGGTTTCCGCACTTTGATTTGGTGAGGGAAGAAATGGCTCAACTACTTGAGCTAGGTAAGGCCCAAAACCTTGAAACGGCTTACGCAAAAGCGGTGCGTATGAACGATGAAGCATGGAAGTTTGAACAGGAAAAACTCCTAAAACAAGCTACCACGCAAGCATCTAAGGCATCTCAAGTAGCAAGAGCTAAAGCAACGGCTGTTAGCCCAAAATCCGTTACTCCTAACGGAACACAAGCGAAAGTCGAAGCAAAGGATAGGCGTTCTCTATTGATGGCTGGATTAGCCGATGCAGAGAGCGGTAGGCTTTAACTTAACTTAATAAAGGATATATCATGTCATTTGCTAACTCAGCAATCACCGATATTATCGCTACCACCATTCAAAGTCGTAGCGGTGAATTGGCTGATAACTTAACGCAGAACAATGCGATTCTGCAAAGACTTAACTCTAAGGGCAATGTACGCCCATTCTCAGGTGGTAATGTCATCCTTGAAGAAATTTTCTATGATGATACGGCTACTAACAACGCTAACTCGTATAGCGGATATGAAGTATTGAACATTACTCCTGATAGCCCAATCTCGGCTGCTCAGTTCAAGATTGCTCAGTACGCTGCATCTGTAACTATGAGTGGTTTAGAAATGCTCCAAAACAGTTCCAAAGAAGCAATCATTGACCTGATTGATGGTCGTATGCAAGTTTCTGAAGCCCGTTTATTGAACCGCATTTCAGGCGATTTGTATGGTGACGGAACAGGTAATGGCGGTAAGAATGTGGATGGACTAGCTGCGGCTATCGCTGTATCCCCAACCACAGGTACTTATGGTGGTATTAATCGTGCCAACTTTACTTTTTGGCGTAACCAAATCACCACAGGTGCAACTTCAGCAACGATGCTTGCTAAGATGACCGAAGCCGCTATCAAGCAGATTCGTGGCACAGACAAGGCTGACTTGTACATCGCTGGTAACAATATGTATCAGTTCTTTGTAAACGCATTACAGGCTATTCAGCGTATTACTACCGAAGAAAGTGGTGCAGCAGGTTTCGCATCCCTCAAGTTCTACGGTGGCGGTATGTCTGCTGATGTGGTACTAGGTGGTGGTATTGGCGCACAAGAGAACGCATTGTATATGTATCTCTTGAACACCAATTACATCTTCTTCCGCCCACACAAAGAGCGTAATTTCGTACCTATCGGTGGTGAGCGTCAAGCCATTAACCAAGATGCGATTGTAAAATTGTATGGATTTGCTGGCAATATGACCACAAGCAACGCACAGTTGCAGGGTCTTTTGACAACTTAATCAATTAACCTAAAAAAGGAAATTATCATGGCTTATTCAGTTCTTCCTATAGCAGGAGTTGATTTAAATACCACAACTCCAATCAGTTTTTCTTATACTAACGGCACTACGGCAGTATCTATTCCTGACTTTGCTCCCTTGGGAACGCAAACTTTTGGAAATGATGGCTTTCGTTATGTGTTTGCACAAGCGGGTGTCGCTATTGCGGCATCAACCGCTACTTGTGTAATCAACGCTTCTACATTCCAAGTTACTTTGGGTGCAGGAACATATGTAGCAGGTGCTTCTATGGCATCAGGCGATTATGGTTGGTTCAGCAAGGCTAGTGTTTAATACACTTTTGTAGTAAAAACAAAGGGTTACTCTTAACGGGGTAGCCCTTTTTTCTTTTAACCCTAACCACTTAGGAGCATTACATGGCAATAGATAGCGATAACCAAGACGCAGATTCACGCTTGGCAGTTAAGTTTTACAAGCGAGCCGTTCAACTAGAACACGAATCAAGCGAAGCTGGCAGACCCATATTTAAAGACTTTGACTTTGTACGCATTATGGTTGCTGGGGATAACCTAACTGAAATTGACACCTACGCAAGGGATAGCCATAAACAACGCTTTCCAAAGCAATGGCTTCAATATCAAGCTAGTCAAGACTCTAGTAGCGATATGATGGGCACACCTTTAGAACAATGGACTTTAATCAGTCAATCCCAAGCCCAAGAGTTAAAAGGTATCAAGTTTTATACAGTCGAATCTATTGCTAATGCTTCAGATTACCAGTTACAGCGTATTGGAATGATTGCGGGTATGCAACCTCATTCATTTAGGGACAAGGCTAAAAGCTATTTAAACCTTGCTACCGAAACCGCAGACGCTAGTAAACGGGATGAAGAAATTAATAAGTTAAAGCAAGAACTTGCCAAAAAAGACGAGGAAACTGCTAAAATAAAGGCTGAAACTGATGCGAAGCTCGCCCTAATGCAAGAACAAATGGCGGCTGTACTTGCGGCAGTTGGTGAGAAAAAAACTCGTAAACCAAAGGTCGTAGAGAAAGTCTAATATGTCATCAACGATGCTCCAACTTGTTCAGCAGACCACTAGCGAGCTAAACCTTGCTATTCCTACCTATGTGGCGGGTAATACTAATCAGGATGTTCAACAGGTTCTAGCCCTAATGAATCGTCAAGGCTATGACTTGGTAAAAGAATATGATTGGCAAGCTCTACAGTTGGAGTATCGGTTTTATACCGATGCACAAACCTTTACAGGCAGTACAGTTAGCAACGCTAGTTATAACATTATTGTTACAGGTGACGCTACAGCCCTAAATAGCAATTACACCATTACAGGCACAGGCATTAACCAAGATACCTATGTGTCAAGCGTAACTTACAACTCAGGCACAGGCTTATCTACTATTGTAATGAGCCAGTTGGCTAGTGGTACATATACAAGCGTAACTTTTACCTTTTCGCAGACTAAGTACCCTTTACCCAATGACTTTGAAACCATTACGGACAATACTCATTGGGATAAAACAAAACATTGGCAGATGCTTGGCCCTGAAGATGCCCAACAATGGCAATGGCTTAAGTCGGGTTATATCTCAACAGGCCCTCGCATTAGGTGGCGTATTCTAGGCGATAAGTTCCAAATTTGGCCACCATATAACACACAAGAGTATTTAGGTTTTGAATACCGCTCAAAAGGTTGGGCTAGAAGTGCTGCTGGTGCAGTTAAAAACAGCTTTACTGTAGATACCGATACGACCATATTTGACGATACAGTCATGGTTTTAGGTACAAAACTTAAGTATTTCCAAATCAAAGGGTTTGATACTACTGCCCTACAAGCTGATTATTTCCGTTATTTAAATGTTGCTAAAGCCAACGACAAAGGTTCTGCTACCTTATCGTTTGCACCATACCCAAGCAAAGTCTTAATTGGTTACGCTAACATCCCTGATTCAGGCTACGGAACATAATGGCGGTAGCTCAACAAAGACGAGCAGTTACCGCTTCTCTGCCATCCCCTATTGGTGGGTGGAACGCTAGGGATTCTTTGGCTGAAATGAACCCCTTAGATGCGGTTCAGATGGTCAACTTCTTTCCTACGCCTACCGATGTAACCCTTAGAAAAGGATATACCAAGACCTCTACAGGCATTGCTGGGGCTGTTTTATCCCTAATGAGTTACGCTAGTCCAACGACTACCAAATTGTTTGCTGCTACGGCTACGATTATTTATGATGCCAGTACCTCTACGGCTACCTCTAGTCTTACAGGAAACACCGATGGTAAGTGGATTCACTCCATGATTACGACTGCGGGTGGGTCTTTTATGCCTGCTGTCAACGGGGTTGACCCAATGGTCGTTTATGATGGTACTAGGTGGTCTAGGTCGGCTACAACATCAACGGCTCAGACTATTTCAAGCATTACTAGGGGTGGAACGGGTAACCTAACAGCCACCCTAACGACTGCAAGTGCCCACAATCTTGTTACAGGTAACACCATAACAGTCGCAGGAGCAATACCTGCCGAGTTTAATGGAACTTTTCGCATTACTGTAACGGGTGGCTCGACCCTCACTTATACGATGGCGACTGCCCCAAGCGGTAATGCGAGCACAGTAGGCACTTACACGATTAATTACTTTATTACAGGTAACAACTCTAATACATTTGCGTATGTAAATTTATTTAAAGAGCGTTTGTATTTTGTAGAAGAAAACACGCTTAATTTTTGGTATTTACCTGTTGACTCAATTAACGGGGCGGTCACTAAATTCCCGTTGGGGGGGCATCTTTAAAAATGGTGGTTACCTACAAGCAATGGGAACTTGGACTATTGACGCTGGTTACGGGGTCGATGACCTAGCCGTATTTGTTACCAGTAACGGAGAAGTAGCTGTTTATAAGGGTTCTAACCCATCCGACCCAACAGATTGGTCTTTAATCGGTATTTGGAACATAGGTTCTACCTTTGCCCGTAAATGCGTCTTTAAATATGGTGGTGACATCCTATTATTGACCCAGCAAGGCTTAGTCCCCCTATCGGCAGGCTTACAATCGACCCGTTTAGACCCTAGAGTTAATATTACCGATAAGATTTTCTACGCTATTAGCCAAGCAACAGACAATTATTCAAGCAATTTTGGCTGGCAAATTAACTACCTAGCCAAATACAATATGCTGATTCTCAATGTCCCCGTAACAGGCGGTACTGAGCAATATGTAATGCACAACATTACGAAGTCATGGTGTAGGTTTACCAATATTTCAGCAAATTGTTGGGAAATGAGCGATGAGGATATGTATTTTGGTGGAACTGGCTTTGTAGCTCGTTTTTATGACTCATTTGCTGATGCAGGCACAAACATCAAAGGTTTTGTACAGCAAGCCTACTCTTATTTTGAGTCTAGAGGGCAACAAAAACGCTTTACCCTAGTACGCCCTATCCTACAGACAGATAACGGAGTACCGACTGTTTTATGCGGTCTAAGCACCGATTACGAAACAGTAGATTTAACTAACCAAATATCTTTCAACCCCGCCATCTTACTTACTGGTGAATGGGACTTAGATGTATGGGATAACGCTAACTGGGGTGGTGGTTTAGTGACTAGTAAGTCTTGGCAAGGCGTTACAGGAATAGGCTACGCAGGCTCAATTAGTATGAATGTGGCAAGCCAAGGCATTGAGTTTCATTGGGCTAGTACCGACTTTGTAATGGAACGAGGGGGAGTTATTTGAGGACTGTTACGACTGAAAATCAACGCTATTTGGGGGAATGGCTAGTCAGAATCCTCAACTTTCCCTTACCTGAAACCACCCAATGTATCGGGCAGTTAAAAGATGGCAATTTGGTAGCAGTAGCGGGTTATACCAATTTTATGCCAAAGGCTTGTGAGATTCATATTGGTAGCGTTGGTGAGCATTGGGCTAGTAAAGATTTTATATGGGCGGTATTTGATTACCCCTTTAATAAACTTGGACTTAGCGTTATACTAGGGCAAATCTGTGCTGATAACACAGATGCCCTAAAGTTAAACCGACATTTGGGCTTTAAGGTTGTAGCTGAAATACCTGATGCCCACATGAGTGGTGATTTAGTAATTATGGCTATGAAAAAAGAGGAGTGTCGGTTTCTTAACATCCGATGCTCTTTAAACAAGGGAGAATAGTATGGGTGGTGGTGGATTTTTAGGATTAGGGCCTGCTCCAAGTGCCCCTGCACCCCCTGATTATACGGGGATGGCTAGAGAAACTGCGGCAGGTAATATTGATGCGGCACGAGTCGCTACTGCGGCTAATCGGGTTAATCAAATCACGCCCTATGGCAGTCTTAAGTATGATATTACTGGTTCTGACCCTTATGGAAACCCTACTTATACCGCTACACAAGCATTAAGCCCTGCACAACAACAAATTCTTGATTATCAAAACCAAGCCAGTATTGGTTTAGGCAGACTTGCAGGTCAAGGTTTAGGCTATGTTGAGAATATGTTGGCAAGCCCGTTTGATACCAGCAAATTACCAAGTACAGGGTTTAATCCTAGTCAGTCTTATCAAGATGCTTATATGCAACGCCTTGCCCCACAAATGGCACAAAGTCGAGAAAGATTAGAGCAACAATTATCCAATCAAGGTATTCAACTAGGGTCTGAGGCTTATGACCGAGCCATTCGCAATTTTGACCAAAAACAAAACGATTTATTGTTAGGTGCAACAACTCAAGGATTTGATGTTGGAAATCGTGCAAGAGCAGCAGCTTTTGGAGAATTGGCATATCAAAGAAATGAACCAATTAATACTTTATCTGCGGTGCGTACAGGTTCACAGGTACAAGGCCCACAATTTGTTAATTCGTTTAACCAAGCAACAACGCAAGGCCCTGACTTATTGGCTGCATCACAGATGGGATACAACGCCCAAATGGGTGACTTTAATGCTAAACAAGCCGCCCAAGCTAACCTGAATCAAGGTTTATTTAACTTGGCTGGTGCAGGGATGGGCAAATATGGTTAAAGAAAACATTAAACCTATAGGCGTAATGGCTAACGGATTAACTCTTTATAGTTTTGAATACAAAGATGAGGTTAAATTTAACCCATTAACGAGCAATAATATCCATGTTGGTGTAATGGCACAAGAAGTAGAACAAGTATTCCCTTATGCAGTTAGAACCCTCGATGACGGCTATAAAGTCGTAGATTACGGACTATTACCATGAATATGTACAACCCTTACATTCAACAGATGCAACAAACCCAAGACTTAGGTGGGTTAAATCCTGTTTATCAAAACATAGCAAATCAACAAGCCATGCAACAACAGGCTTTGCAACAAGGTATGGACTTGACTAATCAAGCGGGAATGACTGTTGATGGTAAACAAGCTGGTGCTGGGTATAACCAATTAGCTATGGCAAATGCCCTACGCAAGCCACAAACACAAGAACAAATTAACGCTAGAGATGTACAAATGGGCGGTATGGGAACTTATAACCCATATACCCAATACAATATTTCTCAGCAATATGGCACAGACCCATATTCGCAACAAAGCAGAATGTTAGCGGCACAGGAGTTCTAAATGGCACAACCAATGCTCAATCTAGGTGGCAATTTAAGCCCCGAACAACAAATAGAACAGCAACAAATTGCTCGCCAACAAAGAATGGCAGAGTTGTTGATGCAACAAAGTCAGCAAACACCACAAGGACAGATGGTAAGTGGGCGTTATGTTGCACCTAATTTCTTTCAATATGCTGCACCTTTATTGCAAGGTTATTTAGGTAAAAAAGAATTAGGCAAAGTTGAACAACGCCAATTAGACATGGCTAAAAAGCTACGAGCAGACGAAATATCTGCTATGACTGATTATTTTCAACAATTACAACCTCAACCTGCTCAACCTGCACCTACTGGATATGAACTAATTGATGCTGGAACTCCAGCAATGCCTGCTAACCCAAAAGCTGCATTATTAAATCTTTATACAAATCCAAAAGCTACGCAAGCACAAAGACAATTTGCTTTACAAAAAATGAACGAAGGCCCAATGAAAGTTGGTGCTGAGGATGTATTACTTGACCCAACAACTTTAAAACCAATATATCAAGGTGCTGGGAAACCTACAACCGATATGCAAAACTTTGAGTTTGCTAAAAACCAAGGTTTTAAAGGTTCATTTACAGACTTTAAAAATCAAATTACTCCGTATCAGCAAGCACAATTAAACTTTGATAGAGAAAAGTTTGAGTTTGAAAAAGGAAAAACTGCAACTAAGCCATTACCTGAAGGATTAAATAAACAAGTAACTGGTGCTGTAAATCTTACAGATGCAATAGCTGATTACCAAACTAAAATTAAAGGTTTTGGCTTTAAGGATTTTGCCAACCCCGATAAACGAGCAGAAATGGGCAATCTTTATAACAATATGATGTTGCAAGCTAAAGAAGCATATAACTTAGGCGTATTAAACGGCCCTGATTATGATATTTTGCAAAGAGTTGTAAAAGACCCAACCAATGTTAGTTCTTTAGCATTTAGCAATACCGCATTAAGCAAACAAGCAGACAGTTTAAGAAAAACATCATCTGATATTGTTAAAAATGCTTATTTGTCACAAGGGCGTGAAGTACCTGCTGAAATTTCTGCTAAATTTGTAAAAAAAGAAGAACCTAAAACTGAAAAAAAATCTGTTGCACAACAATTAGGTTTGTCAAAAGTACCTGCTGGTGTTGACCCTAAAGTTTGGAATGTCATGACTCCTGAAGAAAGGGCGTTATTTAAATGACATTAGAACAACAACAGGCTATAGCTTTAGCTAACGCTCGGTTGCGTTTGCAAGAGTCACAACCAGCAGAATTGCCTGTTTCTCAGTCTGATTTTGCTGAAACGGGTGGCGGTGCTGCTGTCGGCAGACCGATGCGTGGTGTGCGTTTAAATGTACAACCTGAACCTAGACCATTAGAGTCTTTTATGGCAGGTGCTACCCGTTCTGCTATTGACCCAATGTTGGCTGTAGCTCAAAGCGTTACAGGTGGGCGTGGTGGCGTTAGTGATGCCGTCAAGCGTTTAGTTCAAGAATCCGCACAATATGAAGAAGCAAACCCAGCGTCATATATTGGTGGGCGTGTAGGCGGTGCAATATTGCCTGCTGCTGGTGTAGCTAAAGGAATTGGTGCAATACCTAGTTTTGCTCGTGCCAATCCTTATGTGCAAGGTGCTGGTGTAGGTGCTATTACAGGTGCTATGACCCCCGTAGAAACAGGTGCTACTGGCCCACAAATGTACGAACAAATGGGTCAAAATGTAACTACAGGCGGTGCAATCG